TTTGATGGTATTTCTAAACTTGCACCATGGCTTGCCTTTCTTGGTGATAAGTTGTATGATATGGTTCTGAATTGGAATTCTGCATTTAATTCTTTTCGGAGAAAATTTGGCTTAGGATATTGGTCTCTTTCCAAATATCTAAAATATAAAGTAAAATCATCTGTTGATTTTTTGTTAGGTTTTGAAAAGAATATTTCAGAGTATTGTAAGAAAAGAGGATTTGATGGTGTGATATGTGGTCATATTCATCATGCAGAAATAAAAGAGTTAAATGGTATATTGTATATGAATGACGGTGATTGGGTAGAATCCTGCACCGCTTTAGTGGAACATCATGACGGCACATGGCAAATTGTGCATTGGACGAAAGAGAAAGATTGAGTAATTTTTATACTAATGTTCAGAGTATCGGTGGTAACATACTCTATCGTGGCATTCAAAATGGTAAAAAAGTAAAGACAAAGGTTGAGTATGCTCCATCTTTGTTTTTGCCATCCAAAAAAATCACCAACTTCACAAGTCTTGAAGGTGATTATCTAGACGAGAAAAAATTCCCATCAATCAAAGCAGCCAGAGATTATATCAAACAATTTGAAGGTGTATCTGGTGCCTCTAAGATTTATGGTCAAACTCGATTTGAATATGCCTTTATTGCTGACCAACACAAAGGTATGGTCGACTATGATTATGAAAAAGTATCTATCGCTGTAATCGATATTGAGGTCGGTTCTGAGAATGGATTTCCTGATCCATACGAAGCAAACGAACCCATCACAGCAATCTGTTTAAAATTTCTCAATGGCAAACCAATCGTGTTTGGTTGTGGTGAATACCAAGTTGAAGAAGGTGAAATCTATATTCGATGTAAAGATGAATACAATCTCTGTAAGAAATTTCTGGAGTTTTGGAAAGACAAATATCCAGACATCGTGACTGGCTGGAACACCAAGTTCTTTGATATACCATATTTGATTAATCGTTTCAAAAAGATTCTTGGTGATGATGAAGCCAAAAAACTCTCACCATGGAATTACATTACAGAGCGCAAGGCATATGTAAACAATCGCCAGTTGATTGATTATACTCTTGTCGGTCTATCTTCACTTGATTACATTGAACTATACAAATGGTATGCACCTGGTGGTAAATCACAAGAATCGTATCGTTTGGACAATATCGCACAAGTAGAACTTGGTGAAGGCAAGATTGCATATGAAGAATATGACAATCTTCATGCTCTATATCGATTGAACTATCAAAAGTTTATTGAGTATAACATTAAAGACGTTGAACTTATTATCAAACTTGAAGATAAATTGAAACTACTTGAGTTGGCTGTAACTCTTGCATACGACACCAAATCAAACTTTGAAGATGTGTTTGCACAAACTCGTATGTGGGATGCATTGACATATTCTTATCTCCGTGAAAAAGATATTATTGTTCCACCACGAGTGGTCAAAGATAAAGATTCTGCATTTGAAGGTGCCTATGTCAAAGTACCACAAGTTGGTTTACATGATTGGGTCGCATCGTTTGACTTGAACAGTTTGTATCCACATTTGATGATGCAATATAATATCAGTCCAGAAACATTGATTGAGCCAGAGAACTATACCGATGAAATGCGTGAGATTCTTTCACAAGGAGTTTCTGTTGATAAGTTATTGAAAAAAGAAAATGATACATCAAAGTTAGAAGGTGCAACACTCACACCTAACGGACAATTTTTCCGTACCGACTTTCAAGGTTTCTTACCAAAGATGATGGAAGAAATGTATGAAGATAGAAAGAAGTTTAAGAAGTTGATGTTGCAGGCAAAACAGGAGTATCAAAATGAAACCGATGAATCCAAAAAATACGAAATTGAAAAACGAATTGCCAAATATAACAACATTCAGCTGGCGAAAAAAGTTTCTCTTAATTCTGCTTATGGTGCTCTTGGCAGCCAGTATTTTCGCTTTTATGATTTACGAATGGCACTTGGCGTTACGACTGCTGGTCAATTAAGTATTCGTTGGATTGAAAACAAACTCAATCAATACATGAATAAGATTGTTGAAACAGAAGGCCAAGATTATGTAATCGCTTCTGACACCGATTCAATCTATCTTAAACTTGGTCCTCTTATCAACAAATTCTATAAAGATAAAGAAACACAAAAAACAATTGATTTCATGGATAAAATCTGTGAAGATAAGATACAGCCATTTATTGATAAATCATATAAAGAACTTGCCGAATACGTTCACGCCTATCAACAAAAGATGGAGATGAAACGAGAAGGTCTATCTAACAAAGGTATCTGGACTGCCAAGAAACGATATATTCTTAATGTTTATAATAACGAAGGTGTGGCATACAAAGAACCTGACCTTAAAGTTATGGGCCTTGAAATGGTTAAATCATCTACACCATCAGCCATTCGTGAGAAGATGAAACAGATTATTCGACTAATGGTATCTGGCACACAAGATGACATACATAAGTTTATTGATGATTTCAGAACAGAATTCAAAACATTACCTGTTGAAGAAATCTCCTTTCCCCGTGGTCTAAATGGCCTAAATACCTATTCTGATAAAGGCACTTTATATAAAAAAGGAACACCAATTCATGTCAAAGGTGCCATTCTTTATAACTATTTTTTAGAACAAAAGAATCTTACCAAAAAATATCCACTCATTCAAGAAGGTGAAAAGGTTAAGTTTACTTACCTAAAGATGCCTAATCCATTTAAAGATACTGTCATTTCGTATCCATCTCGTTTACCAAAAGAATTCGAACTGCAAGAGTATATTGATTATGATATGCAATTTGACAAGGCATTTCTGGAACCAATCAAAGTTATTTTGGATTGTATGGGTTGGAAAACAGAAAAAACAAGTTCAATAGAGGATTTCTTCTCATGATAACAATCATATTAACTTTTCTAGCTGCATTTTTATTATCTGGTATTGCAGCTTATTATTCAGTCATTGGCCTAGCATTAATATTTTCTGGTGCATTTTGGCCTGTCGTTATTATGGGTTCATCACTTGAATTCGCTAAATTAATTACAGCATCATGGTTATATAATAACTGGCAAAAGACCAATATTTTATTGAAGTCATATCTAACGGCTGCTGTTGTTGTCTTGATGTTTATTACTTCAATGGGTATTTTTGGTTTCTTGGCTAAATCACATATTGATTCTACACTAGATGCTGGTGCAAATACTGCTGAACTTAAAACACTTAATTCACAACAAAAGATTGCCGAACAACGACTAGAATATTTACTCAAGCGTGCTGGTAATCCTGAAACGGCTTCAGTATCTATTGATAGGCAGATTCAAGCAACACAAAAAGATTTGGCAGAAATCAATAAGAAAAAGTTACCACTTCTTAAAGAAGAAAACAAATTAGTGGCAGATGTTGGTCCTATCAAATATGTGGCAGATATATTTTTTGGTAGTGGTGATGGTGCCTTAGACAAAGCTGTAAGACTGGTAATCTTTATGATTATGCTTGTATTTGACCCGTTAGCTGTGTTATTATTGATAGCAGGTAATATATCATATAAGGAAAAATATGGAAGCAAGATTTCACTTCCCATTTCGGTACCTAAAACTTCTAAGCAGAGGCGAAAGACAATTTCACCAGTTAAAGAATCGCCGAGTAATACGGTTGAAATCGCCAAAGAAAACTTGGTTGCAATCGAGGAGGATGTGGCGCCTACAAATAAAAAGAAGGGCTTTCCAAGGCGTCAGGCGGATCGTATAAGTAAATATGATGAGCAAGCAGAACTTGCTTTCAAAGAAAAAAAGATTGAATAGTTAAAAGGAAAATTATGAGCATACTTGACAAGATTAAAAAGAACAGTAGTATCAAAGAATCAGCAATTCTTTCCAAATCAAAGTTCTTTACTGACAAAGATATGATACCAACGGCAATTCCCATTATTAATGTGGCGTTGTCTGGTAAATTGGACGGTGGTTTAACCCCCGGTCTTACAATGTGGGCAGGTCCATCAAAACACTTTAAGACCGCTTTTTCGTTATTGATGGCAAAATCTTATTTGGACAAATATAAAGATGCAGCGTTATTATTTTACGATTCTGAGTTTGGCACTCCTCAGTCTTATTTTGACAGCTTTGGTATTGATACCGATAGAGTTCTACAT